GAGTATAAGTTGCACTTAAATATAATAAATGGTTTCGTCTTGAAATTTTATTATATAATGCAATTTCTCTGTTAACAATGGCAGTCATTAAGGGATCAACTGTATCAATTGAACCATTTAAAGGAAAGAAAGGTATATAATCCATTCTTATGCCATTTTGAAATAAATTTTCATTGGTACCTTTTAAAACCCAATCATCTGTTAATTGATCAAATGAGTAATCAACTCCACCATCAATAAATGTAGGTGTATCAGATGTGTTTCTAATAAATGTATCAATTAGATATAAACCTTGCTCATCTAATTTGTGAACCTGTACGGTATCAACATATTTTGGATGGTAAGGACTGTTTGGATCGTATTCAAGTACAAAATATCTAGTAATTAAACTATCTAATTTTACTTGACCCTTCATATCAGTAGCTATAGACCAGTTAACAATATTCTCAGCGTTGTGTAATATTGGATATGGCTTTACTTCTTTTCTCTCAGCTGGAGATAAGCTTTCTAAATCTACATTTGGGAAATCAATTTGTATAAACGCTCTTGACGTTTGTAATTCTTCCCATAAAGCAGTGCTTAAAAATGATATTAAATTACTCTTATCAGAGCCTATATCATCTAATATCCATTGCTTAGCTTCCTCTGGAGCCCCAGTAATTTCTAGCATTGGTTGTTTTCTTAATAAACCACCTATTATCATCTTACAAAACTCGCTAGATACACCTGGTACCTCGGCTTCGGCTTTGTAGAAGTCATATTGCTCTTGTGTCATCGTTGGGTTAAACGGAAGTAGTAAATTATCGCTTGAAGGAGCAGAATCATAGTCTTTCGTGTAAGAAGGACCTTGAATTAGTGCTCTGTTTCGTTTCCATTCGTTTATTTGACTCAGGTATTCATCATTTGGATAACCTGGTCCTTTAGTAGTTTCGGTTGATTTAACAACTGAACTGTTTTTATATCTAATTGTCATGTTTTTTGTTTCCTAAAACGTTAGTAGAAGTAACACGGTTACATTCGGATTGAATAAAGTTTTGATTGGCGTAGTTCCAGATCAAGTTAATTTTTGTTTACGTCAATATGTGTTTACCCACTCAGCAAAATTTTAAAAAGGGGTATTACCCCCATAGCCTACAGCCTTACAACCCAGGATTTATAACGATCCACGCCTAAAGCCTATAGCCCCGTCTCGCTGGAGTAGAATAACCCCCGCAGATCTGATTACTTTGATGGCTTTTGGTTTTAGGTCTTGGGCTTTGGGCTTAAATATCGAAAAACCTTTGGCTGCCATAGCTTTTTATGGATACTAAATTCATATTGTTTAAACACAAATAGTGAGACTTATCAATACTTTCTGGGTTACACATACCTCGTTTGATTTATGAATAACAGTACTAATTTGTTTACTAATTGTTGTATAATCAAAGCTTATACTTGCTTATTAAAAACTCCACGATCTATCACGAATAGTAGCAGGTTTTTTCTTACCTATTGGGTATAAATACTCACATATATACCTTATGCCGTCTGAGAAATGCTCAACATTCCTAGTCTTATCAATGGTAGCATTATCCATACCCGTAGATTGTCCTATTTTCCAGGAAGTTTGTTCCATTGAGGCAATAGTTCTTGTACAATCCTTATTAAAGAATAGTCTTGTGTTACCAGCAGCATCCTTTAGCAGACTATTAACACAGTTAACACTATCTACTATTGGCGGTTGTTTAGACCTAGCACATACTCTAAACCCAGCATCTCTTAACAATGAGAAGTCTGTAGTTCCAGTAGCAGCACTGGTCTTTCTAGCATTACCTGAAGCATCAGGATATACTGTTATATCTCTATTTTTATATTTAGATTTGATTTTACGAATTAACTGATGAGTATCAGCAGATCCATATAACTCTTCTAAACAGTGTAATTGGTCGCCTCTATGAGCGAATACAGAAGATGCCATGATCTTTACGTTAAAGTCGATAGCAATATGTACAGGCTCTTGCTCACCTAGTGGTAGCAGATTATCTGATACATTCCATTCTCTTGAGAAGTTATAGAACACACTATCTCCTGAGTTATTAAATGTAGCACAATACTCTTGCTCATATGTCTTAATATCCAGTGTAGATTTAGCTAATTCTAACTCTTCCTTCATGTCTGGTCTTACTTTCTCAGCAGTGAATTGCCAAGACTTCCAAACACCTTTACTGTCTTCCTGTCCTTTATTATATAGCTGATAGAAATCTCCCTGTACACCTTTTGGTGTTGAGATGATAACTACCTTAGCTTTACGATTAGGATCGGTTGCCATAGGTAATACTACCTCAGTAAATGCATTCTGTTTAATAAATGCAAACTCATCAAGTACAATAAATGTAGGTGATGGAGAAATACCTCTTAAAGCATCTGGTCTATCAAATCCTTTTAAAGATAATTTAGACCCATTAATGAATCTTAACTCTAGATCCATCTCTCTTGGTAAACCTTCTAAATGAGATGCATGAACAATACTTTTAAGTGTTGCCCACATAGATTCTCTAATCATAGAAACAGTAGGTCCTATTAATATAGCACGTTGATTTCTATGTTCTAAACAATGATTATAAGCCATAACACAGGCTAAGAAACTCTTACCTGTTCTTCTACCAGCAGCGACAATTTTAAATCTTGCTGGATGTTCGAATACTTCCTGTTGAAAAGGAAATAGGCTTAATTCATAATTGTCATTCATTTTTACCTTTATTATAATAATTTATTTTAAATATTTCATGTAAATATCGGTGAACAAGTTTATATGTCTCCAATGTTTTGTATTTCAGTTAATAGCTTTAATTCTATCGGATAATCTATTGGCTCTTTCACCAACTTGATTAGCCCATTTAGAATCTAACATTTCAATAGAAGCGGTTTCCCATTCTTCATCATGAATTGCTCTTATAAATTTTTTAAATTGTGATAATCTAGGAGCACCCATATTAAAACACATATTAACAATTACTTGTTGTGCTTCTCCAGGCATTTCTTCTAAATTACCAAATACTTTTTTAGACTCATCGATATATGTAATAACATCTTTATCAAATACAGAGTTAACTCTTTCTTCAGAAACAGGAGTCCCAACTGGAGCACCATATTCTTCATCAGTAGATTTAACTAAATGTCCAATACCAAAAGTTTTATAACCTAAATGGTCATCATAAATTTCGTATTTAACACCTTCATCAATTTTTAATTGTTCTCTTAATTTGTTAATATCCATTTTTCCCTTTATTTACCAATACACCCATAAAAATTCCCAATACCATTATTCATAGTATAAGTATTTATTTCAGTGTGATATTCGGTTAATTTAAGTCTTAATAAATCACAAAGTTCATAAAAATCAATTCCAGATACTAAAGTTATACCTTCTAGCATACTCTTAGTTACAGGAACTAAACTATATAAACCATCATTTAATATTATTATATCCATTATCCTCAAAGGTTAGTTTAAATTTAGGCAGATCTCTCATATGGCTGGCTCTAACCCGAACATTTAACATGTCATTCACACACTTCGGGGAATCCATTCTGGATAATTGGAGCAACAACTCAAAGAGTTTTGCAGTAGCTTTACTTTTAGAAGTAAAAACTACATCTTTATGATCTACCAGCTTATCTTTAATAGTATTACTACCAAAGTAAGATTCTAAAGCTTTCCCAGATTTCTGGGTGAACCCAATATAGAAACTACCGTCAGTATAGTGTGTAACGTAAACTTTATACACTTGTTCAGTGAGTTTCGATAACTTCTTTGTCATTGGAGTCCTCGCTTGTAGAAATTTCGTGTTCAACCACATTAGCTTGTTTAATTTCAGGGTTTATTTTACTCACGATTGTAAGCATGGGCACATTTGCCAATCCTGTATTATGTAAACTAACTGGTTGTTTTGAATAGCCGTACTCAAGGAGTTTCTCAGCTATTCTAACTCGTAAATTTTGTGATTTGCTATCTTCTTTACCTTGAAGAGCCTTTAATTCTTTATTTAAAATATCAATAGGGTCAATTTTAAGCCTTTTCATCTTTGTAACTGATGATTCAATCCCGTCATTAGGATCTTTAGGTTTTGGCTTTCTACCAGCACCTGGGCGGTAGCCTCCAGAAGGCATATTATTCTCCTATTGTTAATTTAAATACAGTCTATTTTGCACTGTGGTCTGTAAGGGGACATTTCTGGAATAGGCGATAAAACACATAGAATTACCGCCCATTACAAGATTATTTACAGATCTTTTTCTCTTATTCTCTTCTTTTTCCTAGAGTTAATGATATTAGCTTTACGAACTCTAATCTTCTTATCAGAAGGTTTTTCGTAACGCATATTATCTCTAAGAGTTTTAACTACCCCTAATTTAGACATTTTAGTCTTCATTTTCTTGATAGCTTTTTCAATGTTATTATCTTTTAGATAGATTGTGAAATTATTAGTCAATTAAATTACCTCCTTTCTAAAATATAAATTGAACAGTTAAGATTGATAATACACCTACAACAAACCATGCAGTTTCGGTTTTATTAGTATCAATAAAATCGAATACCCATTGTATCACCTCTCCTATCTTCTCTAACGTTTTGTATATATATTTATCCATATTTATCTCCTTTTAAGCAAAGGCAAATTCAGATTTTAATATCTCTGAACTATCCAGTTGACCTTGCGGTATTATTGGCACAAGATTGCCAGTTTCATTTAACACATGCTGAAGTGGATTAGAGTCTATTATTAACTTAAACTTTTCTCTAATTACTTTTTGCATCACCTTAACATTACAAGCATGAGATCCATATGAATCATGAGCAGTTACAATGTCAAAGTTACAAGCATCAATCACTATCATTAGATGTAGACTATCAAGATTATGAATTGTGTTTGGACTAACTGCAGATTTAGCTTTTGCTAAATTTAATATAGGTGTTTCAGATTTAATTCTAAAACCTACATTATCAACCCAACCATATTTCTTATTATTATCTTGAACATACAAACCATCTTTTAAAGTAACCTTAACTTGCTTATACTTGACATAGTTTTGTACAAATGGAAAATTACTTATTAAAGTATTATGAGAATATTGCTTACCCGTCTTTTGCATATACTCACCACAATTATCTTTAAACATTTTCATTGTATTACTCACTTCAGGAAACTCAGATTCAATTGTACTAAACACTGCACCACCTAATAATCTAGCAGCACTATGTTGTTTGTTACTAAGATAAACATTATCAATATCTTTAGTATCTTCAATTATCTGTTGTCCCATTCCTTGCTTGGTCGCAGAATAACCGTAAGTCATTACATTACGTTTAACAACCTTACGCCATTCTTTTATTGTGAACTTAGCTTTTGCCCAATAGATATTATCGGTCAATTTAAGTTCTTCCTTATACTTACGTTGATACCACTTAATGACCTTTTTCTTATACTCAACTTTAGGATCATTATTTAACTCAGCCATTCTAAACCTATTTCTTAAACGTTCTATTGTTTTAAAATATAGATCATAGTATTCCATAGCAAGTTCAGTGGCATCAGATGCATCATCTATTAGTTTATTCCTAACTCTTTCAGCTACATAAGTGTACATATCACCAGGTTTATTATCAGTTGTTGGTTTAACATTAACAAGATGAGCATTCTTATCATCTTTAGCTAAACTAAATAACCATTGTAAACCATTATTAGAACCATCTCTGTAACAAATAGTATGACTAATAAAATCTTTAGTATCACCACCTGAAACAAAGTGCACATCTAACTCAGCTAACTCAATAACCGCAGATAAAAATTGAAAAGGCTCTTCAGCTTTCATCCAGGCTCGATTGGCTTGAGGGTCTTTACCCATAGAAACAAATTCATAGTATTTATTTTCTACAAATTTAACTTTAGCTTTATGAGTTAACTTATCTTCACCAAACATATTTGCTACATGATGATATAATTGATTTAAACCATCATCACCTAAAGGTTTACCTTCAGCAAATGTTAACATACCTTTTGCATTATCAGAATTGATCTCATTAAGATAAGCACTTAAAGGATATAACCTACCACGATTGTCAGCTTGGTATTGTTGATAGAATACTTTACCAACATAAGGCTCAGTAGCTTTCAACACTTGATAAGCTTCAGCTTTCTTAGCCTCTTTACGTTCCTTAGTAATTGTATCAACACTATTATGTTCAAAACACTCTTGATTATTTTCTAGTGCCCATTTGTAAGTTTCAAAAACTTTAGGCTTAACAAAATAACCAATTGATTGTTTCTTATTTAAACATGATAGAACAATTGGTGTGTTAGTAGGATTGATCTTAACTAAAGTATCAACCTTAGCACCTTTAATTAACTTTAAAGACTCACCATTCCTAGCAGATACAGTTCCATATTCCCAATCATTAGCTTTAGTAAGTAATGGTTTATAAGGGTCAGCAACTTCATTAAACTCTTTAACAAGTTTTCTAAGATCACCACGTTTATAACCAGCATATACTTTATAAACAGTTTTAGCTTTGTTAAATGATTTAAAGTCATTAACAAGTTTTATTAAAACCATTCCTAATAAAGCATAAGCATTTAAAGTGAACACACCTAATCTTAATGAGTTTTCAGGTTTACTAGGTAAGTGATAATAGTTTCTAATTCTATCACCAATAGCAATTGCTAACTGAGTTAAGTTCTGACCTTCTGAAGTACCAGTTGCTATCATGCTATGAGATAATTGAATTACTATATCAAAATCAATATTAGATTTATCAATCATTCTAATAACACTAGGCTTAAGGTTATTATTACCTTTAGTAGACACCTTATCGTAAAGTGTTTTTAACTCAGTCCTTAACTTCACTCCCACTACTCCTAGAGTCTCTAACTTTTTTAGTTCTGGGTTTAGCATTTAACATCCTCCTCTTTAAATTGATTATTTTATTCTCAGTACTAATTATCACATTCTCATATTGCTTTAACAATTTATCGACTAATTTACGTTCTTCTTGAACTCTGATTTTAGCCTTAATATATTGTTGTTGTTTCTCTTCAAGCAATTGTAGTTGTTTTGTATTTGTATTATCAACTACAAGAATTAAGTGAGGTTGATTATTTTTTACTTTCTCTGTACTCATGAATAGCCTCCAGTTTATCAACCTTTCTAACTAAATCATCCATATCATTTGCAATATCATCAAAGCCTTTACTAACTATTTGACCATTGATCATATCCTGTAGATTATTCTTTTTTAATTTACTTGCTAAACTTAATAATTGTAAAAAATTAATATAAGTAGCAATGCATATTAAAACAAATATCCATAAAGGTACTTCAATCATTATTATCTCCTATGTTATTTTAATACTTGGTGGTTACGACCTTCCATACATCTTTTATATATATCGGCATATTGATTATGACCTTCAGGACTTGAAAGCCAAAAATTAATATTACCTAAAAGTGTACTATTCTCTTCTGCTAAGTGTGAACAATGTAAAAGATCATCTGAGATCTCTGAAGCATTAGATGTTTCAAATTTTGATTTACCTTTTGTATCAACAACTGGCACATACTTAGCACAACCTTGTAATAACAAAACGAACATTGCTATTAACATTATTGTCTTATTCATTTATTATCTCCTTGTTTAGATATTTGTTTTAATACAGTAAATGTAGGATTAAGTTTATAATCACCAATTGGAATACAACTGGCAACTATAAACATACACATAGTTATTAGTATTAGTTTACCAATAAACATAATTGGCAAATCCATTTCCTAATATTATTATAACTATAGCAAACAAAGTTAATTTAAAATTATCCGACATTGATTACCTCCTGTTTAATATTATATGTATCATCATCAAATTGATCACCAATCAAATTGGCTAACTCAGCAAACTCATTTAAAGGTCTTTTTGTTCCATTAACTTTTTGATCTGCTTTTAAACCAGCTTGAACATGCTCTATTCTTTTATCTAAGTTAGTTTTAACTTTACCAACAAATGGTATCATCTTTTCTTCTGGTGCTACTTTATCTATATTAATCATATTATTTACTCTCCATCATTTTAAGTTTAATTAAATTATACCAAACATCAGCTTTAGCAATGTCTTCTTTATAACCTTTCATATCTAATTCTATTTTTTCTTTAGCAACTAAATATGCACCAGGACTAAGATCTTTATAATTATATCCAGGCTCATTATATAGATCAATCATAGTTTGAATATAAGACAAAGCTTTTTGTGCTTGAAAGTAAAACCATAAAGCAGTTTTTCTATCTTCCATTTCACCTTTCATATTTCCCTTATAATCACTAGACATTGTAATAGCACCAACCTTAATAGACTCAAAGGTAGGATACTTTATTAACATCTCCTGATATTCTTTATCAGTGTTAACTTGATATCCTGTTGGTACTTTATAGTCTTTAGGCTGTAGTGTGTAGTCTTTAGTAGGCTCTTGTACATCTCTCGGTGCTTCTATCATTATTTATCCTCTCTGTTTAAGTTAGTTTTTTGTAAGGCATGATATAATCTTTCCAATCAATACCCGCTTCCTTACAAGCTTGTTTAACACGTCTAGCACATTCAGGACCTAGATCAAAACATTCCATAAATCCAGGACTTGTCTTAGCTATTTCATAATGAGATCTCTTAACTAAAATCTCACAGTTATAATCACAAATGATCTGAAAGGAATTCTCTCTATTCTTAATTCCTTTAGCACACTGTGTACATTGTCCAAAGAAGACCTTACCACTATGGTAGTGATCTTCGTTTCTCTCATACATCTCATTACTGACACGCTTAAGATCTCCAATATCAATTGAATGATATTCTTGACCTTCATTGTTTTTACAAACGCTTACTTTAATCATTAACTACCTCCCAGTTATGGAACTACTTTTGCTTAGTAGTCCCGATTAATGGATTAACTGATTTCAAATAAGCAATCATTTCTTTATGCTTATTATCATAATCATCTATGTTTTCTCCAGCATAATCCAATCTAGATAAACCCTCTTCTAAAATAATATAATTAACTCTAGATATTATCTTAGTCCAAGATTTATACTTAGCTTTGAACTTAACCATATCACTGTCATAAAATAAAAGTGCATCAGCCAATTTCTCAACTGTAAAACCAAAAGTTGGCTTGATCACAATGTACTCCATATAACTTCCGTTCACTGATAACTTAGTAGCCATATTATATCCTCCCTGTTAAATTATATTCTATTAAAACCAACATTAGCAACTTCATACTCAACTTCCATGAAGCCGTTACCACCAGGCTTAGCATAACAAACTTGCATGATATCACCAACTGAAGTTGATCTTGTATCAACACCAGGACACATAGTAAACTTACCTTTGTTATCCGAATGTATTGATTTCTTAGCAGACTCAACCCAAGACTCATCAAGGTTTTGAGTTAAATGAAATACCTTCTCACAAATAGTATCAGGATCTGTAAAAGGTGTTTCAGGAACGTAAGATGCAACATGCTTTCTATCCTCTTCAAAAGCAAAATGAATTAATCTTACTTGCTCGATCTTATATTTACTAAAGTTACTCATATTA